GAAGATCCGAAAGCGCCGCGCTAATCAGCCCGGATATTTCGGAATCATATGCTTCGTTCCTTAACCTTAGTGCTACTTTCACCTTTTCGGCAATCATATCCCAGCCGCCCTCTTCATGTTTTTATATCATAGTGCTGACGTTATTTTTTGATTGTTACTAGAGAGCCTACGTCAACGGCTTTGCCATCAGCGAGCATAACCGCCCGCGTCACCTGGTCGTCGTTTTCGTTGTCTTCGTAACGCTTTATCCCCATCGCATAATTCGTGTTGAGGATGTAGTCTTTGAAGTTGAATAAAAACGCATAGACAGCGCCTGCGGCAAGCGTGGTTGTAAATGACTGTACATAATTGCATGAGACGACGGGACGGCCAAGCAAAGAACGCTCCGGCTTTCCGGCAATTCCGTAGTTTATGCGGCCTATCGGCTGCCCGGCATCATCCTTTAACCCGTAATATTTCATGAACGTCTGTTTGCTCATGCACCATACGGCGTCGCTTTCGTATTCGAGCGGCAGTTTAGCCTCGGCTTCGATTAAATCGTCATAATCAGGCGTTGCGCTCGTAATGCTTTGACCGGTTAACGGCGTTTCGGTTAATATGCCTTTGGGCTGGCCGGTGCCGGTACCGGAGATAATTGCCTGTTCCAAAGCCTTAGTCATAGCTTCCACGACGTTTTCAACGAGCACGGCCTCAAATGCAGGAATTGACATGGTGTCGACTTCCATCGATACGGCGACCGCGCAGCGCAGTTTATGGTATGCGAAAGTGACGCTGCCAACGGCTTTTTTCTGTTTGTCGCTGCCAGAGCCTTCAGCCACCCACGTTGCCACGGGCTTTACGGACGATTTCGGGATAGCCATGCCGCCGCGGTAAGCAGTATTTGTCACCAGCGGCAATATCATTCCGACCGCTTGAAGCTTATCTATTATTTTGTTTAAAACTACAGTCGGAATTACTGCCCCGACGTCTGTCGTTTTTGTGGTTTCGTCGGCGCGGAATTCAGCAGGGATATCTTTTTTGCGCGTCACATAATCCTTGAAGGCGCGCCTATATTCCGGCGTCGAATAAATATCTTCGGGTTCAGCTTTATTTCCCTCGGCAGTCCCGGAAGGCGTAGGGAATGTTCTGGTAGTTTTCGCCGGAACCGTTCCGTTCGCAATGGTTTCGAGGATTCCCCGCCTGCGTTTTTCGACGTCGAGCAGTTTAGTGCGTTCGTTTTTTAAGGCGTCGACTTCGTCTTCAAGCTTTTTTAACTGCTCCGCCGTCAGTTCATCGCCGAGGGTTTCTATTTCTTTTCCGATTTCAAGCAGCCTTTTCCCGATTTCGAGAACACGTGCTGAGCCTGTGTCTTCACCGGCAAAAAGCTGTAAATTTACTTTTTGGAACTTTCTAAAAATGCTTTTTTTATTTTTCTCTTTCACGGTTTAAACCTCCAGCTTTAATTTTAATTGAATAATTTTTTTGCGCCGCGCTAGCGCCTCCCGCTTTTCGGCTTCAATCACTCCGTTTATCCAAGAGCGCGCGGATATGTCAGTATCGGTATTCGCTGGATAGCTGACCGCCGATACGTCATACATCTTTTTTACTTCCATTATCGTCCTGGTCCGTGTTTTTTTATCATAGGAATCAACGGTCACCGTAAAAGCCCAGGACATTTTATTTATAAGCTGTGCGGATATTTCTTCGTACATGTCTTTTGCGGCGCGGCTTTTGCTTAAATCCGCAAAAACAAACAACCCTTTCCCGTCAATTTCGACTCCGAGCGTTCCATTGCTATTTCTTGCAAGCACTTTGCCCTCGTGGTTGTATTGCATTATTACATCGCTCATATCGGTTTTATCAAGGGCGCCGCGGGCTATTGTTTCATAATATTTATTACCATCCCAATCCTCATAAATTATGTAAGGGGTATCGAAAGTAGCGGCATATCCTTCTACATATTGTTCGGTGTTTATTCTTTGACTTGTTTGGCTTCGGGCTGCAGCAAGCGGAGTTATAAGCGTCCTGTATTCCCTTTCCTTAACTACCGGCATTGTATTCCTCCTATTCCTGCTCCGCATTGGCATTGAGCTCGGATACTTCTGTATATTCCTTGCGGATATAATATTTATCGCCGTCTTCTATATGGGTCATATTCCATATATCCCTTATATCGTTGCGGTTTAATAACCCGCGGTCAAATAACTGTGTCGATATGCTTAATTTTGTTTGGTTGGACGCATATTGAAGCCGGTTCGAAGTAAGCTTTATATTATTGCCGTGCGCTATCTCGCGTTTGGTAAACGTCATGTTCGTTAATACAAGTGACAGCTGAATAGCAAACGGTTCAATTTTTCCTTCGTAGTATGCGTTCCATTGATCTTCTGTAAAATTATTTTGTAAAATATTGGCGTTCGTACCGAAATATTTATATACATTTTCATTTATATGCTGCATTTGGACAGCTGATGCGGTAAAGGGTTTGCTGTCTACCTGTTTTATTTCACTATACCTGCTGTCAAAAAGCACTAAACCGCTATTATTTTCTGATGACAAATTGTCTTCTGTAAAACGCTTCCGTTCGGCTTCAATGTCTTCGCGTTTTAACATGTTGTTAATCCGCGCAAGAAACCTTATTGCCGCTGAGTTTTTAACGCCGTTTACAATGCCCTGGTTTTGCGCGGTTATCAACTGCATGGTAGGCCGCAACGCTTTATTGCTTGAACCGAAAAACTCATCGTCATATTGAAAATTTGTCATAACCCCGACGCGATCAAATTCTATCGCGGCGCGGCGGCCATTCCTGAAGGTATACCTGAGGTATGGCACGCCTCCGACGTCCAATACTTCGCATTGCTGCGGCAGCAGCGGATAAAACCCCGTAATAATCCCGGCGTCGTCTTCGACGGGTATTATAAACGCCGTGTTGTTAACACTTAAAACCGTCGCGATAATATATATAAACTTATATGTGTCCATATAGGGATTAGGCTTGTATATAAGCGTGTCGGCGAGCGTTTTGTATGCGCTGCCGTTGATTTCAGGCTTTAGTTTGCCGCAAAATGACGCAAATGAATGTATGGCCGCCCGTGTAATTTCCATCTCGTATATACTTTCCGGCGCATTTGTAAAAACGGGGATATAGCCGTTCAGCATCTCAAAATAACCGGATGTTTTAACGGGTTTTGGCCGGCTAAAGATCGTATCAAAAATCCCCATTTAAGAACCTTCCTGTAAACAGTTATACAGCATTCTTTAACATTTCGCCGATTTCCGAATACCATTTTTGCCTGACGGTCATCGCGTCGATAACTGCTACAAAACCGTCTATCCGGGCGCGCTGCTCGATTTTTACCGGCCTGAAAGACCGGCGTTCAAGATTATGCTGAAGCGCTACGTTCAGGAAATGAGCTTTCAGCAAGTTGTTGTTTACAATATAAAAATTCCCGTCATGAAGTACGCCCTCAAATTCGCGGATGACGCCGGCGAGGTTGTCTCCTTGAAACACGTCATCCATATGGAACCCGTATGTTTTCATATCGTCAACAAGATATTGCGAGCTGTAGCGGTCATAGCCAATCTTCAATGTATATATTTCGTGCATGTCTTTAAGGTCAACGTACCATTGAAACACGTCTTTATAATTAACAAAATTATCGCCGCTCAGTGTAATTATGCCCTGGCTGACAAATATGTCATACGGCACTTCGTCTGTTTTGATGCGTTCATCCAATTTTGCGGCGGGCATAAAATATTGTGCGAAAGCATATAGCTTATTATTTTTTTCTATGACGGCACATGCGGCTGTCAAATCCGTTGTCTGCGAAAGATCAATCCCGCCGACGGCATATGAGCCGCGAAAATCATTTATATCCATATATACGCCAGTTTGGTCGACTACGTGATAATCAAGCCATGCAACGGCGCTGTTCTGTTTAAGATTGCAATATTTGGCAAGAAACTCGTTTTTCTTGCTTTTGCTGTTTTCCGCTATTGCAATTTCTTCCTCAAAAAATCCCGGGCGTATTGAGATGTTAATATTTGGGTTGGCTTTTTCTATCTCTGCCAGGTCGTTCCACTTGTCAGCGTCATCTATCATATATAAAAAAGGCAAAAGGCGTTTTTCGCGGCTGCTGCCTTTGAACACCGCTGTCGACCTTTTGAACAGTTCGTCGAATATGCTGTTGTTTTCGTAACCGGCCGTTGATATGCTTAATATAAACGGCTGGCGCCGCGAGCCAAGCGCCGATTTCATTACCTCATATTGTTTTAAGCCTCTGTCGCCGCCCCAGCTTGCAATTTCATCATGCACGGATAAATGCGGGTTAAAGCCGTCAGATTTTTTCGAGTTAAATGCAAGCGGCATTATTTCAGTATTGCTTTCTTCGATGTATATAGAGCCGCGGCGTTTATGCGATAAATCATATAGCTCGGGTTCTTTCTTAATCATCTGATGAAAATTGTCGTATACTATTTTGGCC